AACCCGTTGCATGTGCTTACGGATACCACTGTCTCCAAAGCTCATGTCAGGACTTCTGTATCTACCTAAGATAGCTGTACCATCAAAGTCATTGCCTGATTCTTGTCTTTGTATAAAGCCTGTAGTATCACCGTGAAGAACAATAACATCACCTGACTCAACAAAGGTATCAGTACAAGCAACCTGTATGCCTCTTGTTTCAGAAAACTCAAATGCTTCCTTTTTAAGAACACAGATAGCACCCTTAGATAGAGTTTGTCCCTGTCCATCTTTAGTGAAGAATATGCGGTATTGGGTCTTATCGGGTATAACTACGGAGTCAAACGATCCAGCATCACTGATGTTTTCATCAAATACAGTTTGGATGTTTTTACTAATAGTACCCAGTTCAGTATCACCAATACGTGCAGTCGCAGCAACAGTACGTAGTCCATCAGGGCCAAGAAAGATTAAGTCACCTGCAAATTCCTGTACGGTAAAGCTGTTAATGCACCCAATGTTTCTAGTAACAGGCTGCACAGAAAAGTCAGAAGAACTAGAACCAGTAAGTTTAAATATCCTACTTTCACAAAAGATAAACAAGCTATCACGGAAAACCTTTAGTGCAACTACAGTATCATCAACTTTAATACTACCTGCACCTTGACCACTATTAAATCCATCTTCATCAAACGGCTCACTAAATACTATCTCTTGTGGCGTAGTAGACTTACCACCATAGAACATATGGTTTCTATATGCAGCCACAACAGTAGCACCTGCTACACTACTATCACTAACATCTGCTGCTGTCATAGAAGTGTTAAATATTACAGGAGCATTAACCCCATCTACACAAACAATCTTTTCGTTACCGTCAAAGTTATATCTTTCAAAGTGGTACTTTGCAGCACTGGTTCTGCCTGTGTCTCTAACAGTCCAGCTTTCTGATACTACATCAAGTTTAGCATGTGCTGCTGCAGTAGAAGATACAGCCCTAGTTACACCTGTAAAAGTAGTAGATGTTTTACCTGTGTAAGTAAATATCTCTGAGTTAATCTGTAATGTGCCACTAGAAGAAAAACCTAATGTAGATGGTACAGTAATAGTACCTGATCCTGTCATGCTTGTATCTGCTGCAATAGCAATAGACAACTCAGCAGAAGCAGAACTAAATATTTTTTCACCTCTGGCTGCTAATACTTTATTGTCAAAGTTAGCAATCATTAGTAGTGATTCAGAGCTAGAACTAGTGTGAGGTACAACAGCATTTACGTATTTACGAAAACCATTAATACGTCTATAGCCACCTGAAATGTCAGGTTCAAAATTCTCTAACTGTAATGCTTCTCCGGGTTGCATAATAAAGTTAGATCGGTTAAGTATTAACCCACCTTCACAATTAAATGCAACTGGTTGTACTTGAGAACTATCAGGCACTAATTTATAACTCCTGACATAAAGTTAGCAGAACCTCTAGGATTTAATACTACTGTTGATCTTATATATTCATACTTATTAATTAACAAACTCTGCATATTTTTAATGCCTTGCTCAAATCTTTGAAAATTTAATTGGTATTGTTGAGATTCACCTCTGTATTGATAAACAAAAGCAGTAGCACCATCTACAATTACAGGTGCAAATCTTTCAGGTACAGTAGTAGTATCTCCGTGTGCAGAAAGATCAGCAGGGAATGTATAGTAATCAAATGTCAAGGTATATTCTTTATCAGGAAATGGATAAAGTAAAAAATTATTATCGGGTGTACGAGTAATACTTCTAGGTACACCTCCATTATCAAACTGGGCTACAAATACTCCATCTGCATGTGTAGCTGCAGTAGTACTATTAGCACCACGTGTACAGCCTGTAAGATCATTACCTGATATAGCAGTATATGTTACTTGCTCACTACCAAGATAAATAGTACCAGATGCATCAAAACCTGTAGTAGATGTAAGAGTTAATGTTGCTACAGAATCAGAATGTGAACCGTTTAAAGTAGTAGATGAAATATCATCTTCTTGATTAGCATACTCATTCTGTATATATTCGTTATAGTTAAGTGTAGTAAGATTATTACCTGAAGAATTTAAAGTAGTACTTTTTTTTATTCTAGATGTATTATAGTCTATTGATTTAGTACTAGTAGGTACAGTATACCTAACTTTTCCCGGCACTAATGTTTCTGTATTAGTAGCATGATTAAAAGAATACCCAAACTCACGTTGATTAATATATCGTATAGCTTCATTTACTGCATTTTTACATTGTATTTGCACACCTCTAGCATTAGTAAAGTTACTAGAAGTTAGCTCTACTTCGTTCATACGTGTAATAACACTATTAGTTAAAGAAAGAAAAGTAAGAGCCATTAGGTTTCCTTAATAATTCTTTTATACCCCAAGAATTTTTTGTAGCATAAATTTGATGCACTAATGGGGCCAGCATATAGCCAGCCCCAAAGTATATAGTTTTATTAAATGAGGTCACGTTGAGCAACAGCAGCCTCAGTCATTGCGGCTGAAACATCTGCAACTACTGCATATACCCGAAGGCGTCCAGTAGCAGGTGCAGCACCAGCAATAGTAACGTCAATAGTATCAGCAGCGCCAACACATGCCAAAGCAGCAGCAGCAAACGTAGAAGCTGCGCCTGTATTGACAACGTTAGCTTCACCGTTAGTGCCTTTTGCAAGGTATGTACCAGCAGCAGCAGTCAAGTCAGCACCGTCAATAATGTCATCGCCACCAGCGAAGTCAATATCTGCAGTACAAGAAGTCGTGAAAGATTTCATGATTTCTGCACCAGCAGCAACAATAACTGATTCGGCAGGGATTTCCAAAAGTTGGAAAACATCACCGTTTGCGCCAGAGTAACCAGCAGTAACCATTGCATCAATATCTAGGATTGCTTCAATGGTGCGTACAGAGTTACCAACTACTGTTGGAACAGCAAGAACATTTGCTCCAACACCAGCGGTATCACTGGAAGTCATATCATAAGTAGCCATGTTATATCCCCCTTACGCTGCGTTATATTTGGCAGTAACGATACCTTCAGGACGAAGAATCTTTCTACCATATAGATGCATACCACGAACAATGTCAGCAAAGCTGTCAGGATCACGATATGTTTCTGTCTTATTGATCTGCTCGGCAGTTGCTACAGCAGAATCATGTCCAGCGACAATAACACCAAAGTTAGAGTTTTGGTTAGAAGCACCAGATGTTCCCGGTCCAGTACCTACCGCTGGCAGGTTAGACGAAGAATATACACGGAAGCCGTGGAAGTTATTGAGAACAAGACCATTACGAAGTCCACCTGATTCACCGAAGTCTGCATTCATGAAGCGTGAATCTTCATCAGCAAGAATTTCCATGAATACTGGATCAACTACAATCCAACGGCCTTGTTTGTCAACTTGCTGTTGATCAAGCAAACGAGCCATACGAGCAACAACCATTGCAGGTGAAGCCGTAGCAGTTGGAAGTGCAGTAGCACCGGGCAAACGTGCAGCCAGAGGAATAGAGTGTGTTCCTGCAGAGCTTGTAGTGATGTTGCCAAAGTCATCCTTATGCAGTTGCATAGAGGAAAGCAGTTCATTAGAACCAGCAGTTGATACTGCTTTAGTGCCGTTCACAGTAGTGTTTAGTGCATCAGCTTGTGAGTGCAAAGAAGACTGTTTGTAACCAGACATGTAGCCAAGAACTTCTTGGTCATGCTGATCAGCAAGACGGTATGCAGCACGGTTGGTTGCAAGGTCCATGAAGTTTACATGTGAATGTGCTTCTTCAATATCGTCCATCTTAAAGGCAAAATAATTTGCTTTGTCAATGACCAATGAGAAATCTTCGTCTTGCAAATCTTGTGCTGTGACATTTGTGCCACGTGCATATTGCGAAACAGAAATTTCTGGTTCTTTAATAATTTTGACGGTATCACCTTGGCTGGCAATCTCCCCAAAATAATCAGAGTTAGTAATATCTCCACAAACAGTACTCTTGCGGAAAGCAAGCTGTACTTTTTTGGAATAGATTACAGGACTAAAATTACCGTTTGGTAAATTCCCATAACCTGTTGCGGTTGTAAAAGCCATAGTAAATCCTCCTATGATATTGTTTGGCTTAAGTAAGCTAAACAGAATTATTAAGAGGCTGATTATTTTCTAGGGTGCATTTACGGCCTAAAGTAAAATGATCAATTTTACGGTTTAGGGTAAACGGGCCTGTACTTAGTCAGGTAGTTCTTATCCGTGTTTAGACTTTATGTGAAAAGGGTTAGTAATTGAGGTAGTCCTTAAAGGAGGCTCTTTGTTACTATACCCTTAGTTATATTGACATTTTGTTTTTTGTCAATAGTTATTATCGGGCATTGCCCGAAATATCGTAAATAAATTTACCAGTACGCATTGCATTAGTAATTTCTTCTTGATTTTTCTCAAACTGTTTGTCTGACATTTTAGCAACATCAGATTCTTTAATCATATTTTCACCTTCACTAGCATCAATAGAAGTCTTACTGCGTTTACTTACAACACTTGCTGCTTCTTTTGTTTTAGCTTTCTTGGCTACTTTAGTTAAACCTTTATCAGATTTATAAAGATCAATAACTCGTATAACAGATGCAGGGTCATCAGGATTTTCATACAAAGCATCTTGAACCCACTTAGGTTGTTCATCAGCCCAATCATGAAACTCATCTGATGCTTTTAAATCATCAAAGTCTTCATGTGTTTTTCTAATCTTACTTTCATACGATAGTCGAGTGCTTTCATAATTAGCATCATCTATTTCTTGTAATCGTTTTTCTGCTTTACTAAACATTGACTCTGCTTTTTTACTAGCAATAGTCTCTACAATAGTAGCAACATCAGGGTACTTTGCTATCCAAGCCTGTACATCTTCTTCAGATTTAGGTGGGCGAATAGAAGAATCATTAATTCTACCTTCAAGGGTTTCAAACTTTTCTTTCCACTCAGTTTCTTTTTCACTCATATGGCGTCTAAGATCACCATATCTTTTTTTAAAAGACTTTTCTTCTCTTGATAACGTCTTTTCTTCATCTTCTGTATTGGACGTTTCTTCTTCGGCAACCTCTTCTTTACTACCTTGTAGTTCTTCAAGTTCTTTTTCGTCCTCTTCAATACGTTTACGATTACGATTGTTGTGGTTAGGATTTATAAACCCTGCATTCTTAGGGGTTTCTATTTCTTGTAGTTCAGGCATATCCATCTCCTTTATGTTGGGGCCAGCCGTAGCTGGGTAGCCTTAGTATTTTTGTGGATAGATTATTAATCTATTTCTTTTTTCGTTTCTTCATTAAGCCGCCTTTATTAAGACCAGAACCATAACTTTCTTCTAACTCAGATTTAGTTTTTTGAGAAGCTTCTCTTG